CCCCGCGATCGCGCGCTCTTCGCGGGTCGGCGTCCGAGCCCGCGCACCTCGAGCCCGATCCAGTCGCATACCTCGCGCATGGTCATCTCGCCGGGCGCGTCGTCGGGCGTGAGCCCCGGGGCGCCGGCCACGAGCCACGACCACTCGATCTGTCGGCCCTCGCGCTGGCGGCGGCGTAGGAGCGGCGCAAGCTCGTAGCGGTGGATGCGGTCGAGCTCGGTCGCGGCGCAGATCGCGAGCACCTCCCGATCCCATAGCGTGGCGTCGATGCCGCCGACGTGGACGCGGAGGCTCCACCGCGTCGGGGCGCCGGCGAACGTCCTCCACGGTAGCCGCTGCTCGGCGGGCGTCATCGCTCGGCCCTCTCGGCGACCCACGAGGCGGCGACGGGCACGCGAGCGCGCGACGGCCAGCGGGGGAGGGTGATCCCCCACTGCCTGAAGATCACCTCTGCGATTTTGGCGGTGGCGGCGGCGTCGCCGGCGCGGTGGAGGTCACCGCCCGCGCCGAGTAGCGCGCGGAGGGTGGCGAGATTCTCCGCCGCGATGGCATCGGCCTCGGCGCGGTACGCGGCCCACGCGGAGTCGGCGCTATGCTGCGGCGGCGGCTCGACGCGTCGCCGTCGGTGCCCTCCCGCGTCGAGCTCGGCGAGCACGTCCCGCGGTGGCTCGACTGACTCGCCGCGGATGAGCCGGGCCACGAGCCGGGCGCGTGCGGCGGCCTCGTCGGGCGGTGGGCGATCCCACGGGCGGGAGCCTTCGATCGGATCGCTCATGACGTGATCTCCAGTGCAGCGGCGAGCCGCAGCGGGTCGGCGGTCGATCGCTCGAGTCGTGGCGCGGGCTCGTGACCGAGTAGCCGCTTGACCGAGTCGGGCGGGAGGCGTCGCGCCGCGACCGCATCACGGATCGCTTGCGCCCGGCCGTGCGGGTCGTGTCCGGGCGAGAGACGCCAGACCGCCGGCGCTCCCGAGTGCTCGCCGAGGATCCGCTCGTAGGCGTCGCGAAACGCGAAGCGCGCCGTGTTCCGATCGTCGATGTGTCGAACGGCGCCGAATGCCTCGGCGATCTCGTCGGTCCACACGACGCTCGAGGACTCGTCGTCGGCTCGGCACGCGATCGCCCACGCCTCGTGCGGCCCGACGTGAGCCCCCGGCAGCCGGCGCGTGATCTCCGCGAGCGTCATGCGCGGAGGGCACTCGCGGCACAGTCGCGCCAGCGCGGCCCGCACGTCGGCGTGCGGATAGTCGGCGAGCTCGAGCGCCATCATAGCGATCGCGGGCGCCGATAGTGGGCGGCCGATCATCTCGGCCGAGACCTGGATCAATTCGATGAGCGTCATGCTGTACCTCCCGCGGACGCGAGGATCCGGCGAGCCCGCTCCGCCTTGGCCGCCTGCTCGTCGCGAAATTCGGCATCCCGCGCGTCGCCCCGCGTGATGCGTCGCCCGCTCGACCACTGAGCGTGGAGCGATTCGGCGTCGGAGAGCAGGTCGCGGATCGAGTGGCCACCGCGCACGTACCGAGGTGAGTTGTGCTCGACGTACCATCCCGCGACCTGCGGCGCGTCGTCGGCGCCGAGCGCGAGGACCAAATTTCTCAGCTTGGTATTGACCCGTGCATTTCGCACCGGCTCGGCGTCATACCGCCGGACGAAAGCCGCCGAGTACGCGCCCCAGATATCCCGGACCGCTCGCCGTTTGCGCTCCGCTGGCGTCTCCTTCTTCTTCGCCTTCTTCTTCGCCTCGTGACCCGGTAGAGGCTGCTGCGTGTCCGCCGCGCCCGACCGCGCCCCATCGGCCACGGCGGGCGACGGTGGGGAGCCCCGCGAACCCACCGTCCCGCCCCGCGGTAGCGGGGCGGAATCCGAGTGGTCCCGGTCCTGGTCCTGGTCCTGGTCCTGGTCCTGGTCCGTCGCGTGGGTCCCGGGATCTTTCGCGTGAGTCACGCGATCTTTCGCGTGAGTGCTAGAAGCGCAAGGATCCCCGGCGGTTACAGGGTCGGGCTCGGGGTCGGGCGCCGGTACGCGCGGCTTGCCTGGCCGGTCGACCTTCTGGTGTTTTTCCCAATTTTGGATCTGGTAGTACCGCTGTTTTTTGACCTTGTAGACCCGTACGAACCATGGCGCGAGACTCCCGAGACTTTTCGCGAGGGTCTCGCGATTTTTCGCGTGAGCGGGAAACACGCGCCCGGCGAGCCAGAATTCCCCCGCCCGCCCGCGCCCGTAGTCGTCGGCCAGGACGATCAGCGCGATCGACAGAACCCGCGCATCCGAGCCCGCCTCTATCAGCCGTTCGTCGTCCAGCCATTCCGGCTTGATGGTCCGAATTCTCATGCTTCGAAGCCCTCCCGCTGAGCCCGGATCAGTTGCTCGAAGTCGGCGAGCCGCATGCACACCAGCGCGTCGTCGGCGGGGTCGCCGTCCCAGCGCGCGACCACGAGCGGCGCCCGTTCGTCGCCGGCCTCGGCGGCGGCGGTGACCGCTTGCCGCATCGCCCCGCGCACGTCGTGCCGCTTGCGCCGCTTGCCCTCGACCCAAAACGGGGTGCCGTCCACGTCGGGCACCTCGCCGCCCGATCGCGTCTGGCCGATGCCGCGGCGGGCGTCGGGCCACAGATCGTCGCGCCAGCGTCGCGCCAGCTCGCGCTCGTACGCGGCGCCCTTGCGGCGTGAGCCCGCGCCGGTCACTCGGCCGCCTCGGCGGCGAAGTCGAGCCCGGTCTGCTCGGCTCGGGGGCGCGGCTCGGGCGGATCGAATAGCGGGAGCTGGCGCGACCGCTCGACGGCCACTGAGCGCCAGTGCTCGATCCGCGCCCGCGCGATCTCGGCATATGTGGCCGACAGCTCCGCGCCGGCGAATTCGAAGCCCTCGAGCGCCGCCGCGCAGCCCGTCGTGCCCGAGCCGGTAAACGGATCGAGGACCTTCCCGCCCGGCGGCGTCACGAGCCGGACGAGCCATTGCATGAGGTCGATCGGCTTGACGGTCGGATGCGTGTTCGCGCGCTTCGATCCGGTCACCGAAGCGCGAGGATGCTTTGACCCTGCCGATCCTTCGGCGCGACCCGTGATCTCAGCGCTGGACCTGCGGCGCTTCCCGCCGAGTCCGGCCTCCCGCTCCGCCCGGCTCGCCTTCGCCGTGTAGAAAAAGCGGGAGGCGCCGCCCGAGTCGCCGTAGGTGTACTCCGAGCCCGAGGGCCTCTCGGCGCCGATGGCGTACGCCGCACCCGGCGGACCTTTCGCGATGCTCGGTCCGATGTTGCCGCGCGAAGTGAGGGCGCCGGTCTCCCCGTCGAGCCTCGCGGCGGCTTCCTCGTCGAGCACGACGTTCGCGGGCCAGCGGCCGGCGTTGGATTGCTCCGCCACCGGATCACGGTGCGATCGATCGGCAATGGCGAACGCTTCACCGTTGAAGCCGGCATGAGCCCGAGAAAAGCTCGCAGGACGTCCCGCGACACGGTCGCTCTCGTCGCGCCATCCGACCCGGCATCCATCCACGTTGATCCCGCCCGTCCCGTGCTCCAGGACGTTCGCCGCGACCGTCCCGGCGAGCGGCTTGCGCGCGAGCACGATCGGCTCCCAGGCGGGCTTCAGGGCCGTGCCCCAGCCCGACCAGCGGGCGGCGTCGGGGGTCACGAGCTCACCGCCCCCGCGACCCCGCTCGCCGGACCTGCCCGCGAGACCCCCGAGGACTGACGTGCGCCCGGACTCGCCACGGCCCACCACGGGACGCTCCGCGCCCGCCGCGGCGTCGATCGCCTTCGACACGTCGAGGGACTTCGGGAACCCCGTCCCGAAAAGCCACATCAGGCAATCGCGGAGTTCCCACCCCGCATCCTCGATGTCGACCGCGAGCCGGTGGTAGAGCCGGGGATGGCCGAAGGCGACGAGGTGAGCGCCCGGCTTCGCGACCCGGAGGAGCTCCGCCCACGTCGCCGGATCGGGGAGGGCCTTGTCCCATTCCCGCCCCATGAACGCGAGCCCATAGGGCGGATCGGTCGCGATCGCGTCGATCGACGCTTCGGGCATCGCGGCGAGCCACGGCCGACAGTCGCCAAGGTGAACGCTCACCGCCGCACCGCTTCGATCAACGCGCGCTCAAGCTCGAGCACCCGAGCGCGGGGCGCGACGAACGGCGGCGAGGCGCCCCGCGGCGAGCCCGCGCGCCCTGCCGCGGTCTGAGCTACCCGCACCGCCACGAGCGCGCGCGCGGCGCGCTCGACGCGCTCCAGATACGCCAGCCGCTCGGCGTCGGGCGTCACTCGTCGTTGCCTGACTGAGTGGGCTCGAGGCCGAGAATCCGGGCCGCCCGTACCTCACCGCCGGTCGCCGCCTCGATGCGGCGAGCCGTAGCCGCGAGCGGGCGAGCTCGCCCGGCTTCGATCGCTAACAGCGTCGAGTATGCGATATCAGCCGCGCGGGCTAGCCGTGTCTTCGCCCCGCGCGGCTGAGCGGCGAGCCACGATCTGAGATCGTCCATAGGCTAGTGCGTACACTATAGCGCGGTGTGAATCAAGGCACTTGACTTCACTATAGCGCGCAGACTAGAGTCTGCGCATGGATACGGACGACGCCGGAGGACTACGCCCCGAGGCGATCGAGCTCTTCGGGCTCGATCTCCTCCTCGACCCGCGCGACGTGGTCTGCGACTGCGGCGCCTCGTGCTCGCACCTCGACGCCCGCGGCGAGGCGTGGTGCGACCCGTGCGGCCGAGACCGCGGCGTCTACTCGCGCCTGCCGAGCGACGAGGTGGAGGCGCTGTGAGCGACCTCGGCGCGATCTCGTGCTCGCCCGAGGCGATGGAGGCCGACCACCTGGCCGGCGCCGCGCCCGTCGCCGAGCCGTCCGATCCATGGCTCCGCCGACGCGCGCACGCTTTCGGCGCGTCGGAGGCTGGCGCGCTGTTGATCCTCGCCGGTCACCGGCAACCCGAAGACGCGCCGCGGTGGGTCGCCGAGCTAGCGCGACCGATCCGTGTCGGCCTCGGCGGGCGGTGGGTCCAGGTCCCGCGGCTGATCGCGCGCAAGGCGGGGCTCGCGGCGCCGACGAAACGGACGCCGGCGATGGACCGCGGGATCGAGCTCGAGCGCGAGCTGTTCGTCCGCGCGGTGCGGCTCATGGTCCGCGGCGCCCTCCGCGGTGGCGGTGGGCTCCTCGACCCGCGATCGATGCGTCACGCGGCGAGCGTGCCGCGGGAATGGCTGCCGCTCGTGGACCGCGATTGCCCGAGGCTCGCGGCGACGCCCGACGCATGGGCGCGCGACATTCTCGACCGGCACGTGACGGTCGAGCTCAAGACCAACGTGCGCCCGATCGTCGATCTGCCGTGGCACTACAGGGCGCAAGTCCTCGTGCAGTGCGCGACGATGGCGGCCGAGTCGGGATGCTTGATCGCGGGCCAGGGGTGGGCGCTACCGCGCGACGACGGGCCCGACGGACCCACCGGCCCGCTCGCGGCGTGGGACGTCGAGCGCGACGAGGTCGAGATCGAGAGGATACGCGCCGCCGCACGGTCGGCGTGGTCGAGGGTCGAAGAGCTGCGGGAGCAGCGCACACGGGAGGATGAAGAATGAGCGCGATCACGAGAAACCATCACACCCCGCCGAATTTCGGCGAGATCCAGACTCTAGCCGTCGACCTCGCGAAAGCGCGCGGGTTCATTCCGCAAGCGTACATCGGCAATCCGGGCGCGATTGCCGCGTGCATCCTGACGGGCGCGG